ACAGCGGAGCGAGCACGCTCACGGTCAATGGCGGCTCGGCAATCCCGATCAAGAAAAACGGAACGACCGCGCTCGTGACGGGCGACATCACGGCCGGACAGATCATCACGGTCGTTTACGACGGGACAAACTTCCAGATCCAGGGCGGAACCGGCGCCGGCGGCGGGGGATCCTCGACGCTCGCGGGCGACACCGACGTCCTTCTCGCGTCTCCCGCGAACCTGGATGTCCTCACGTACGACACGGCGTCGACGAAATGGAAAAACAAACCCGCGGCGTCGGGATTCGCGAACCCGATGACGACGCTCGGGGACCTGATCATCGGCGGAGCGTCGGGAGCTCCAGCTCGTCTCGGGGTCGGATCCGCGGGTCAATTCGTGGGCGTCGTGAGCGGTTCGCCTGGATGGGCGACGCCGGCCGGCGGAGGCGGAGGGGCGTCCGTTCCCGCTTTGTCGTCGTTTGCATGGGTCAACCAAGGCTCCGGATCCGCGCGGCAAACCGTGTCCAGCGGGCCGATCGAGATCGTGATTCCCGATCGCGGCTTGAATTGGAGCGGACTGTTTATCGCTGCACCATCAACGCCGTACAAAGTGACAGCCAACATCAGAGGCTATCAGGCGAGCGCTGCGAGCACCGGGCTTTTTGGCCTGTACTTCTACGACGGGACGAAGCTCGAAGGATTCGAAATTTTGCTCCAAACGGGCGGAACGGTGGGGTCGCGGGTCGAAAAAATCGCGAACGTCACAACCGACAGTGGTACGGCGCATTCCGGCGCTGCGAACAGTGGCGCCGTACTTACGAATGGAATTGCGATGCTCTTAGGAATCTCGTCTTACTGGCTGCAACTCAGAAACGACGGGACGACGATCTATTTCGACTACAGCATCGACGGGGCAAACTTCATCAACTTTTTCAGCGAGGCGGTCGGAACCTTCATCACTCCGACCAAAATTGGAGTCGGGGGACTGAGTCTCACTAGCGGAGCGAACCCGAACGTCGTCGCCAATCTCCTAAGTTGGACAGTGGCGGCAAACGCGACCTTGTAAAAGCGCTCGGGAGAACACGGACCGTTCGTGACGTCGACGCGGCCGCTCTCGAGGCTTGATCGTGGGGGGATGGTCGCCGGCGCAGTCCTCGAGGTTATATCGACGGGAGAGTACAGAGACGAACGTCTCTATCTCCTGGAGACAGTGAAGCGGCTTGAAAAAAAGCTAGACGCGACACTCGAACAGCTCGCGGTCTCGAAGGCCGATCTCGTGAAGTTCCGAACGGACTTGAACGGCGTCGGCGATCGCGGCCGCACACTGACGAGCGCGAAGGACAAGATCGAGCAGCGACTCCTCCGGATGGAAATGAGATCTGGACTCATCGCGAGCGTCGTCGGGATTGTCACGGCCGGCGCGATCGAGTTCATTTTTCGTTATCTCGCGAAGTGACCGACTCAATCCAACCCGAAACGATCTCCACGATCCTCGGACCCTTCGGTCCCCTCGACAACGTTCGCGCGAATTGGCCGCTCATCGAAGGCGCACTCGATCGGCTCGAGCTCTGCTCGCTCCCGACGAAGATCGCCGCGATCGCGACCGTCGCCGTCGAAACCGGAAGGTTCGCGCCGATCCGCGAGCGCGGGGGTCCGACCTATTTCACCAAACTCTATGAGGGACGCGCGGACCTGGGGAACACCGAGACCGGGGACGGCGCGCGGTTTTTCGGTCGCGGATACATCCAGATCACCGGCCGCGGGAATTATCAGGCGTACGGTCGCGAGCTCGGCGTCGACCTCGTCGGGACTCCAGACCTCGCGCTCGATCCGACGGTCGGAGCGAACGTCTTCGCTCTGTTTTTCCGCGACAAAAAGATCTCCGGACTCGCCGACGCCGGCAAGTGGGAAGCGGTTCGGCGACGCGTGAACGGTGGGCTCAATGGTTGGGACCGCTTCTCGGCGTACGTCGACGGGCTCTCAAAACTTCTGGTCACAGTCCCGGCCGCGGCCGCGGGCGTTATCGGAGATGTTCAAACTTAGAACGGAGGAAAAACTCATGTTTCAGGGAATCGTAATCGGCGCCGTCGGCGGACTCGTTCTCGGCTCGATCTATGGGAAGTTCGTTCTCGCGGACGTCGCTTCGATCAAAACTCACGTAACGAACGAAGTCGGCTCGATCAAAAAAGCGATCGAGACCGAGCTCGCGAAGATCAAGGTCATCTAAAAAATCGCACTCGAGCAACCCTCCCCCAGAAGGTTTTTCGGGCTCAATGCTCTCCAAAGTGTTCGCCAAGCTCTCCGGCCGCACGACTGCATTCTGTAGCGCCTTTTTCCTCACGGGTCACGTCCTCGCGTGGCTGCACCGACTCGACGCGACTTATATCGGATTTATGGTCGCGCTCCTCGGCGCCGTGATCGGTCACAGCGTGAAGGAAGATATTTTTCCTCAGAAAGAAGACGTGAAGCAATGAAGACACACATCGTCGCGATCTTAGCGGTCGCTCTGATCGGAATCGGGTTCGTCGTCGCCTGGGGGATCTACCGGCCGAAACCTGCAAAGGCGGAAACCGCGGCGCCGGCCGCTCGCGAGAAGGACGGATCCCTCGAGCTCCAGCGGGTCCCCTCGGGGATCCTCCCGGGGGCGCCGGCCGGCTCGAAACCCGTCAAACCGGCTCAAGTCCTCCCAAAAGGGGCGAAAGTCGAGCGGATCGTCGAGCTTACGGTCGATCCCGCCATAAAACCCCCTAGCAGTCGATTTGCCGAGGGCGTTTCGGGGGGGATCCTCACGCACCCAGGAGATGCTCTCGCTCTCCCAGGCGCAAGCGGGGCGAGAGCATGCCCCCCTGTAACGGTCGACCTCACCCTCGTCCGGATGCCCGATAAAACTCAGCGAGTACTCGCCTCGAGTCCGAACGGGGAAGTCGTCGGGGGGATCGATGTCCCGGTCCTCGATCAACCGCTCCCCAGGATCCAGCGATGGACCGCGGCCGGACTCGTCGGCTACGACACTCACGCCGGCTTGAACGTGTTCGGCGGGCAGGTTTCCTACTCTCGAGGACCCGTCGTCGTGTCCGCGGGCGTGATCGGCGGAACCGCATTCGTCGGAGCGGGGATCAAGTTCTGAGCTACACTCCTCGAGTGTAAGGATTCTCTTTACACCTTTACACCGGAGGTTTCCCGTGAGCATGCAAACGATGAGACTCGAGACGAAGGACGGATCCCTCGTCGCCGAGGTCCAGCTCCCCGCAAACGGTGAACCCGACGCGATCGTGTACGGCGAGCGGATCTTCATCCGTCGAGCAATGAGGATCACCGAACCTCCACAGAAAAACGACCCCGAGACTTACTTCGAAGCGACCGCTCATCACATGAGCGCGGCCGGCGGTCCCGTCGCCGCTCCCAAGTTCGACAAAGTGACAGAGACGATTCCCTCGAAGCGAGTACTCCCTCCGGTCGAGCCGAGCGAGTGAGCTTTTTCGGTTTTCGTAACAGCGCTTTTCGTCGCCGTGTTCCGTTTTCGGAACACGTCCTCGAGTAAAGGCCCGTGCCCGTCATTCGGGACGCGTTCCGAATTATTAGCGCGTACACTCCGATATTCTCCGTTACAATCTTCCTACCTTTGTTCGGATTTCCGAAGTCCAAGAAAACAGTCGATTCCCAACCCAAAAACGGGGTCCCTGCATGGCATCAAAAGTCGCGGAGAGAATCCTCGCGGCCGCGATAGAGTCTTTCGCCGAGTCCGGCTTCCACGGGAGCACGACGAAAGAGATCTGCACTCGCGCCGACTGTACCGAGGGCTCGCTCTTCCGACTCTTTGGATCGAAGGAGAAGCTCTTCGAGTCCGCGCTTCGCAAGTCGCTGGACCTCCGGATGACAAACGACGAACTCGGCCGGATCCTCGAGAACGATCCCAATTTCGAGCGCGGGCTCCGGAAAGCGATGCTCGAGTTTTTCGACCGGCTTGACGACCGATATGTTCGGATCGCGATCTTCGCGATGCTGGAGCGGCCGGAGATCGCTCGCGAGCTACTGTTCGACCTTCCCGCGACTGTGACGCGCGTGATCGCGCGGACGATCGAGCTCGAGGTCCTTCGGGGGACCTTGCGGAAGGACCTGGACCCGATCCCGGCCGCGCTCCAGATCTGGGGCTCGCTCTGGCATCTCGCGTTCATCTCCCCGATCGCGACCCCCGCTTTCAAGGTTCATTCGAAGGAAGCGAGACGCGGGGCTGTGAAAAACTTTGTGGAAATCTGGTTCCACGGTGTGCAAAAGTCTCCCTCCAGAACCCCCCGAAAAACCGGCTAGAACCCATAAGAGACGCGGACTTCGGTTCTGCTACCAAAACAGCCGAAAATAATTCTTTTTTATAGCAGTGACTACTGAGATAATTTAGGCGTACTATCTCACGCAATCGAGGTTTCTGTACGACATCGGACAAAGAAGTCGCGCAGGGTGCAAACCCGAAAATCCAGCAGGAAAGGGATCGGGGAGATGTACACAGGAAAAGGGAGTGAAGGAATGCTCGACGCCGTGATCGACGTGTCCAGGCAGCAAGCGGCGACTATCTCGGCAATGCGAACCGCGCTCGAGAACGGAGACAACGAACAGGCGCTCGAAGAGGCGAAGGCCATTGCCGGTCTGAAACCGCTCGCGCGCAAAGCCTCAACCCACTAACCAAAACAATTTCACTTCTCCCCCAAAGAGAAGAGGTCGGACAGTGAAAAAAGCTATCGAACTGATCCGCGTTTCCACGATCCAGCAAGCGGGCGACGACCGTTTTTCGATTCCCGCGCAACGTACCATCAACCGAAAGACGGCGGCGGCGAACGGGCTCACGATCACGAAGACGATCGAGATCACCGACGTCGGCGGTTCCGACGTGCTCGCCTCGCCGGAGATCCAGGGACTCATGAACCTGATCCAGAATCCGGAAGTTCACGCGGTCGTCGCGCGCGAGTTCTCTCGCCTCATGCGTCCCGAGAACCTCGGCGACTTCTATCTCCTCCAGGCGTTCGCCGACTCGAAGACGCTGCTCGTCCTCCCCGACGGTCCGATCGACTTCTCGACGAAAGGCGGAAAGCTGATCGGCGCGATCCGCGCTCTGATGGCCGGCAACGAAAAAACCGAGTTTCTCGAGAAGTCTCAAGGCGCGCGCGAGGAGATGCGGAAGCTCGGGAAGTGTCCCTCGGCGCCGGCAACTTGGCCGACGGCCGTCGCGTACGACGACGAGCGCGGCTGGTACTACCTTCCCGAGATCACGAAGGTTCAAAAGTGTTTCGAGCTCTTCCTCTCGGGCGTGAGTAGCTGGAACGAGATCGAGCGCGCGACGGGGATCCTCAAATGGAACATTCGCGGGATCCTCTCCAACCCGATCTATACGGGATGGCGCGTTTACGACAAAAAGCGCGATCCCTCGCGTGAGGCGAGATATGCCCAGGTCGACGGCCGACAATCCGATCGGCGAAAAATGGATCGAGCGGCCGAGGACGTGATCCGGATCAAAGTGATCGCCGAGCCGATCGTCTCCGAGGCCGACTTCGCACGCGTCCAGGAGATGCTCTCGCAGAAGCGTGATCGTCACTTGCGCGCGCGACACTCGACCGACTCGCGCTTTACCTATCACGGTTTTCTCGCATGCTCGGCGTGTGGGTCCGCGGAATATCCGAAGACGTACACGTCGCAAAAATCGGGGCTCGTCTCGGACTATTACGTGTGTTCCGCGAAGGGCTCATACATCTCGAACAAGCGAAACCCGATTCCCTTCGAGGACCGATGCGCGACGGTCTACATGAGGCGGGATCGACTCGAGGAGCATCTCGACGGGATCTTCGCGACTCGACTCACTGACCGCGGTTTTCTCGAGGCGATCGTCGAGCAGTTCGAGGCGCGCGTGAAGGGCAAGGGGTCCGAGAAGAAAATCGCTCGGCTCCAGGCGCAACTCGGCCGGCTGGAAGAGAAGCGACAGCGGATCCTGGACGGGTACTTCGAGGGGATGATCCCCCGCGATGACCGAGACGGTCGGGTCTCGGCCGTCGAGCGCGATCGCGCGCTCGTCGTCGCGGCACTCGAGGAAGAAGTTCCCTCCCACCCGGGGATCGGAGTCCAGCAGCTCGTCGCACTCTTTCGGCCGCTCTTCACTTGGCGGACGATGCACGTCGACTCAAAGCGTCGGATCCTGTTCTCGCTCGTTCCCGAGATCAAGGTCGCGAACTATGTCGTCGACGGAATGAGTCTCCTCGTCCCGCCGGGACCTGGAGGCGAAAACCGCAAACCTCCGATCAGCGATCGGGGGCGAGTTCTTCCGCGACAAAGTTTCGGCTATTATGCGAGCCATCGCACAACGGCTCACTTCATAGCAGAAACCCCGTCGCGCGTTTATATCCCGTTGAATCTCTAGGGGGCGCGCATGCCCAACCATCAGGAAGTCGAACGCCGCGGCCGTCCGCGGAAGTGGGCGGAGATCCCGCTCGCCGCTTGGATGATCGCGAGCGGGATCCGCGCGGAGGACCTCGCGGATCGGCTCGGGGTCAATCACTCGACCGTCTATCGCTGGTTTCGAGGCGAGCAGAACCCCACACTCACGACAGCTAAAGCGATCGCGGAAATCGCGCGGAGGTCCGGCTCCGGCCGGAAACTCTCGCTCGAAGACATTTTGAATCCGCGACGCCGGCCGAATACACACGACGAGGAGAAACACGATGGAGTTCTTTCAAGGTCAACGGCGGAAGCTCGAGATCGCCGACTGGCAACCGCTCAGGAATGAACAGGACGAGAAGCGGATCCGCTTCGATCTCCTGATGCCCCTCACGGGTCAACCCTACCTCGCAATGCCGACGTTTCTCGCTCCAGCTTATGAACAGATGGAGATCGAGAGCTCGGCGATCAAAGACACCGACATCCTCACCCAGATCGAGGACGTCACGCTCGAGCTCTACGCGACCGATCAGAGCGGACCGCTCGAGGTCGATTGGGGGATCGGGCTCGACGAGGCGGAAGCCGAGCAGCGCGATCGCAAGCGGAAGCTACTCCTCACCCGATGCACACTCCGGAATTTCAAGCTCGTCCGCGTGAAGCGCGGCGAGGACGCGCTCGTCGCCGTGAAGTTCTCGGTCACGACGCGGTCGACCCGCGGGCTCGCGGCGTGGGCTCACGAATACAACGGCAAAACCCTATGGTGTGAGTTCTCGATCGACCCCTCCCCAGGACAAGCGACGATCCCTCAAGCCGAGCTCAAGCTATCGGGCTCCGAGCTCGTCGCCGGCGCCGAGAAGACACCCGCGAAGACCTTCGAGAAGCGTGAGCGATGTCCCTTCCCGCTTTGCGTCGGCGATCTGAAACACGACGGCGATCACGAGGACGCGCTCGGGAACAAGCTCACCGCGGAGCGACTCCAATGACGGCCGCGGAGGTCAATGAACGGCGCAAAGGCGCATTGAAAGGCGTCCTCGTCATGGGGGGTCGCGCCTCGAGCGTCTCGATCGAATGCGCGAAGATCGAGGCGCTCTTTCTGATCGCCGAGCAGCTCGCCACACTCAACGAAAAACTCGAACCCGCTCGACTCGTCGCCGCGATCGAGGAGATCCAGGCGGAAATGGACAAGCGAGAACAGAGGACGAAATGAAAAAACCTCACGGGATTCATCCTCGCGCGCCTTTTTTAAGTCTCCGCATGACGGAAGCGGAAGCTCGCGATCTGCTCAGTTTGCTCGAGGGCGTCGATCGTCAAGGCGCCGTCGAATGCGGAATGTCTAACGCGGTTCGCCACTACGACAACCTCGTCTTCCGCATCGGGAAAGCTCGGATTCACTTTCCGAGAGAACGGAGGTCGCGATGAGCTGTCCGATCTGTGGGGCGAACTGCCGATGTCAAAAACGCGGTCCCGGCGGAATCTGTTGTAGCTGTCATAAGCACAAAGTGAAACGGATCCTGGTCTCGGACGCGCAACCGATGGACGCAACCATGAGAGCAGCTCTCGAGCTGCATCGCGAGTGGATGCGATGCACGTTTTGTCACGCTCCGGAAGGTCAACACAAAGAGACTTGTCCCTTCGCGAAGCCGATGGAGGTCGTCGCATGACAGTCGACAAAGCAATCAACGCGAGCGATGTCGGGATGGCCGAGCGAGTCAATCCTCGAGATCCGCGACACGGATTCATCTACGCGAGAAGAATCGCCGACACGATCGGCGGGATCCGGATCGTCTCGAGCTACACGGACCCGACGGTCGTTCGCAAACCTCGCTGGAACGAACTGCTCTCCGAGGACTGGTTTCCCTGCAAAGAGGAAGCGGACGGAGAAAGCGAGGCGACCGCATGAGCACGCGCGCGCAGTGGCTCGAAGCTCGGCGCCTGGGACTCGGCGGATCCGACTCGCCGGCCGTCCTGGGTCTCGATCCCTGGAGATCTCCGCTCGACATCTGGAGATCGAAGGTTCAACCTCAACCCCCGAGCGATGACGAGAAGTTTTTGTTCAAGCTCGGACATCTCCTCGAGCCCGTGATCGCGGGTCTCTACTCCGAACAGACTTCTCGAGAAGTCATCATCCCGGAACCGGAGATCATCCAGCATCTCAAGTTCCCCGAGATCATCGGTTCGCCTGATCGCCTCGCGCCGGCCGACGGCCGCGTGATCGAACTGAAGAGCGAACATCAGTTCGCGGACAAGTTCGGGGATCCTGGGAGCGATCAGGTCCCCGATCACTACATCCTCCAGGCCGCGCATTATATGGCCGTCGCGGACCTCGATCGATGCGACATCGCGGTCCTTCACGGCGGATTCAAGTTCGCGATCTATCAACTCCGGCGCGATCTGGAGATGGAGCGATCGATGCTCGAGCAGCTCCGCGAATGGTGGCACGCGTACGTCGTCAAGAAAGTCGAACCCCCGCTCGACGCGTCCGAGTCCTGGGGGAACTATCTCGCGACGAAATATCCGTTCAACCGCGGACCGATGGTCAAGGTCGACGAGAACTCGAACCCCGATCTCATGCGTCACGTCTTTAACGTCCTCAATTACAGCGAGATAAAGAAAACGACCGAGAAGCGGATCGAGGAAGCGAAAAACGTGATCAAGGCGTTTCTCGCGGAGAACGACGGGCTCGTCGGTCCCTGGGGGAAAGTGACCTGGAGACTCTGCAAGGACTCGACCGCGACCGTGATCAATTTCGAGAAGCTCCTCGCGCATCTCGCGAAGGCGTACTCGATTCCCGAGGCCGTCATTACGTCTCTCCGCGAGACGCACATGGAGAGCGTCATCACCAAAAAAGGCGGGCGTCGGTTCGTCGCGAAACGCGCGAAAGAGCTCGCCGAACAAACGGCTCCCGAGCTCCAGGAGGCACTCTTCGAATGACCTGGAGAGTCGGCAAAAACGTTCCGATCAATGTTTACGGAGAGGACGATCGGCCGATCGCTCAGTGTCACACGGCGATCGACGCGAAGCTCATCGTCGACGCCGTGAACGACCGAGAGGCGGACTCCCGGGACTGGCAACAAATCGCGCTCGCGATCGGGTTCCGCTCCGATGCAACGCGAGAACAGATCGTCGATCAGTGTCGCGCGCTCACACGCGCGGCGAGTCGAGGGGAAAACGAAAAGGAGAAAAATGGCAACGCTCACTAGCAGCGAATACGGCGTGATCAGCGACAAAACCGGGACCGCGCTCGAGTCCACTCAAAACAATCAAATGGCGATGATCCTCGCCGCGCAGCTCCAGGCCGAGGTACAAGCGGCCGTGATCCAGGCCGAGCGATCGCCGCGGGATTGGGATCAGGTCCGCGAGAAGCTCCTCCGCGAGTGCAAGCGACAGTCCTTCGCGAAGGCCGCTCGCTATAACAAACCCGTCGGGAAGGGCGTCCAGGGGTTCTCGATCCGCTTCGCCGAGGCCGCGATTCAATGCGCGAAGCACGTACACACGACGACCCGCACGATCTGGGAAGACGACGAGCAGCGAAAGATACTCGTCAAGGTCTGGGACGCTCAAGAGGGCGTCTCGTACGCCGACGAGGTCACGATCGAGAAGACGATCGAGCGGCGATCGATCCCCGACGGCGCCGAGGTCGTCCGGACCCGCAAAAACAAAAGCGGCGATCTCCTGTATATCCTCCGCGCGACCGAAGACGATCTCCTCAACAAAGTGAACGCCGCGAAGTCGAAGTCGATCCGGAACTCCGGTCTCCGGCTGATCCCGGGATGGCTCGTCGAAGAGGCGCATCAGGAGATCAAAGCGACGGTCAAAAATGCGGACGAGAAGGACCCCGACGCCGCGAAGCGCGAGGTCCTGGACGCATTCGGCGAGCTCGGCGTCGACGTCGCTTCGCTGAAAAAGTTTCTCGGTCACGATGCCCAGGTCCTCACGCCGAAAGAACTCCAGACGCTTCGCGGGCTGTACATGGAGATCCGCGAAGGGAATACGACGATGTACGAGGTCCTGACCGCGCTCGATCGCGAGCGGGAACGCAACCGCGAGAAGGACGCGGCCGCGACCAAGGGACCCGAGGGAACGGTCGTCGCCGGCGCCGGCTCGACGACTCAGTCCGTCAAGGACAAAATCTTGAACCGCGAAAGTAAAACGAAGGCTCCGGCCGTCGACGGTTCGAGCAGCTCTCCGGAGCGCGGCTGATGCCGACTCGAGTCGCGAAGATCGCTCAGTCCTATCCGTTCCCCTGGCAGTTCGACCGCTCGCTCTACTCGGACGCGTATCTCGTCCAGCGTGTGAGCGAAGAGCAAGTCCAGGACGCGATCGTCGTGTGTCTCGAGTTTTTCGACGTCGACGTGATCGCGATCGACGCCGGCATGAAGCGCGCGCGCGGCCGCGTGATCGCCGCGGCGAGGACCCGCGGGATCGATGCTCGCGAGCTCGTCGCTTTCAAATCTGGAGGACTCCCGGCCGGATTCCCCGATCTTCACGCCACGCTCGCGCCGAGCGGCGTGAGTCTCTACATCGAGGTCAAGGCGCCGGCCTGGATCGACCCCGACAAACCTTCCCGAATTATCAGCGAGGCAGGAAAGCCGACACTCGAGCAGCTCTCTTTCCTGGACTCGAAACATTCACGAGGGGCGATCGTCATGGTCGCCTGGAGCGTCGACGATGTCACACGAAGACTTGGGGATCTCGCGGATCGCAACCGTCGAGCTCTTCACGCGTTCGCGGGGACAGGACTCGAGACGAGGAAAGGTTAGATGCAGACGAGAATACGCACAATAAAACCCGAGATCGCTCAACACGAACTTTTGTTTGATCTCGAACGAGAAACGGGTCTCCCGATCCGGTTCGCCTGGACGATGCTGTTCACATGCTGTGATCGCGAGGGACGGTTCGAGTGGCGCCCGCGGATCCTCAAGACGCTGATCCTTCCCTATGACGAGGGGATCGACTTCGAGAGGATCCTCGAGCTCTGGACCGAACAAGGTTTAATCGTACGGTACGAGGTCCGCGGGAAGACCTACGGCTATATTCCGACCTGGACGAAGCATCAAGTCATCAACAATCGCGAGTACGCGTCGAAACTCCCCGCTCCGCCGGCATCGGTCCAGGTCGCGAGCTCTCAGATCGAATTTTCAGCAGTTTCAGAGACTTCGACGCGTGCCCCACGCGTGAACGAAATCGCTCCCGGTCCCTTTGCAGGAACTGGAACTGGAACTGGAACTGGAACTGAAGGGGAAGGGAACGCGTCCGAACACGCACAAGTGTCCGAGCATGCGTCGCAAGTGAAACAACCCCCCCCCAAATTCGTCTCGGCTCAATACGACGACGAGCCAAAAAAGAAACCTCGATTTACGCAGTCAGACTTCGACGCGCGCGACCTGCGAAAAATGAACGAGGCCTATCAGGAGCTCGCCCGATTGCAGTCGGCGGGTGTGGGAGGCCGCGGCGACAGTCTTTCGGAGAAGCAAGTCTTCGAGTGGGTTTGCCAGCGCTCCGGCATCACGGTCGTTCGCGGGATCGAACTGGAAGCTCTGCAACGAAAATGGCCGGACAGTGGAGGGATGAATGCTGCTCACTAAAAACGAGTATCAGGAGTATCTCCAGACCGATCACTGGATCGACTTTTCTCAGGAGATCAAAGCGCAGCGTCCATGCTGTGAGCGGTGCGGATGCGATCGAAAAAACTCCCTCGCTCGTTTCAAGCAAGGGCTCCACGTTCACCACAAAACTTACGAGCGGATCGGCCGAGAGTTGCCGGACGATGTCGAGGTTTTGTGCTTTAGCTGCCATCTCGCGGATGAGCACGACAGCGACGACCCGACGGTGAGCTGGAAAGCGATCGCCGCACGCTTTGCAATGCCGGCGGTCGCGCCTATCGAGACACACTTTGTTTGTGTGAATTGCGGCAAACCGATACGTCACTCGCCTATATACAACTTTGACGAACTGGCGACGATCGACACCTTATGCCGGGAATGCTCATGAAGTGCGAGCGGATCGCCGGCGGATTCATCTGTGGGAGGACAACCGTGAAAAGCAGACCGTACAAGGGGAAGACTCCACAAAAACCGAAACTCGTTCTCGCGGTCGGAAGGATCTATCTCGTTCGCCGCTATTACACGGGCGACTTCCGCGCGAAATGCTGCGAGTCGCGCTTTCAGTCGGTCCGGCTGAAAGTGACCGACCCGATGAAGACGTCGCTCCAGGTCGACGACGAGCTCGAGATCCCGTTCGTTCACGCGGAATTTATTCCCGCGCTCGTCGAGGAGTTCAAAAAGCCGATCGCCGAGCGCGAGTTCAATCGGTATCGGATCGGCGAGGGACCGAGGTCCGCGATATGAGCGTCGTCTACACGATGCAACTCACGGGCTCTCAGAAAATGGCGTTCGTCGACGCTCTTCTCGAGCTGATCCGGACTCCTGGGACGACACAAACGTTCGTCGACTGCTCGAAGACGCCGAGCGTCGAGACAAGCGTGACGGATCTCCTCAAGCTCGTCACGGAAGCGAAAGCAACCGCGGCCGGCGCAAAGGTCCGCGAGTGGAAAGAGAGGCAAGCATGAAAATACTTCGTTTGGAAGCCGAGAATATCAAGAAGCTCAAGGTCGTCGCGATCACGCCGGCCGGTCACATCGTCGAGATCACCGGACCGAACGGATCCGGAAAGTCGAGCGTGCTCGACGCGATCTTCTACGCGCTCGCCGGCGCGAAGGACATCCCGTCTCAACCGATTCGCCGCGGGCAACTCAAAGCACACGTCAAACTTGAATTGGGCGAGATCACCGTGATCCGGAAGTTCTCGAAGGACACCGGGACCTCGCTCGTCGCCGAGGCAAAAAACGGCGCGCGCTTCCCAACTCCTCAACGTCTCCTCGACGAGATGCTCGGGAAACTAACATTCGATCCGCTCGAGTTCTCGAGAATGGATCCGAAAAAGCAACTCGATCAGCTCCGCTCGATGGTGAAGATCGATCTCGACCTGGACAAGCTCGACGCGCTCAATGCGAGCGACTTCGAGAAGCGGACCGACTTGAACCGCGAGATCAAATCGCTCGACGCGCGCGGGTTCGGGTTCACGTTCCCCGACGACACTCCAGACGAAGAGATCGACATCTCGAAACTCGCTCAGGAGCTCGAAGCGGCCGGACAGACAAACGCCGGGATCGAGCGCGTGAAGAGCGACAAACAGTCGCTCGAGTCGAAGATCGAGTCACAAAAGCAACTCGCATACGACGCGAGAGAGCGCGCGCGGAGCATGCGATCCCAGGCCGAGAAGATCCTGGAGCAAGCGACTGCGGCCGACACCGCGGCCGAGAATCACATCGCGGAGTCGCACTATTTAGAAACTCAGGTCGACGCGATGACGATCCCGCCGCCGATCGACACGTCCGAAGTCCGCGAGCTGATCAACTCCGCGCGCGGGATCAACGCGGCCGTGATCCGGAAAAAGCAGCAGCTCGCGATCTTCGCCGACGCGAAGCAGAAGCGCGCGGCCGCGGACGCTCTGACCGACGCGATGGCCGCGCGGGTCACGGCAAAGCGCGACGCGATCGCCGCGGCGAAGATGCCGATCGAGGGACTGTCCTTCGGCGACGGTGAAGTCGTTTACAACGGGCTACCGTTCGCACAAGCGAGCTCGGCCGAGCAGCTCCGGATCTCGGTCGCGGTCGCGATGGCAGCAAACCCCAAGCTCAAAGTTCTCCGGATCCAGGACGGCTCGCTCCTGGACGAGACGAACATGAAGCTCCTCTCGGAAATGGCGGAAGCGGCCGATTATCAGATCTGGATCGAGCGCGTCGATACGAGCGGAAAAGTCGGCGTCGTCATGGAAGACGGGAGCGTGAGAGCGGTCGAGGAGAAAACCGCATGACGATCAAAGTGAAGTTGCCAGACGAGAACAACAAAACCGTCCCTATCGCGATTGTCGCGAGGAAGGTCGGCCGCTTTTTTGCTGTTCATCGGGACATTCGGTGGAGGCGCAAAACGAACGGTGATTGCGATTATTCGCGGCACGTATTCAACGAAAGCGGCTACACCGTGACTCACGTCCCGACCGGATACGCCATTGTCCGCAGTGTTCGCGCGCGGAGAAAGGCGTTTGAATGCGCGCGGATGATGGAGAGCATAAAAGCGGTTCCCTGGCAGATGAAGCGACCGAAGGATTTCGCCCGATTTGCCAAACGCATTCCGGAGGACGTGAAGAAGGCCGTTGTCTCCGCAGTAAAGGCGGCAGCATGAGCAAAGAACCTGAACCCATTTTCTACCTGGGACCCGCGAACCGCTGGTTCTGCGATCTCTGCAAAGCTCACGGAAAGGCGGCGTTCGTTCCCGATGTGACCGTGAAGGATGCGGTCGCACAGATCCGCGACGCTCACAAACTCGCCTCGCCGGACTGTCCCGGGACGACGTACATCCGGCTCGTGAACCTCCACCAACTCAAAGAGAAAGGGCTCGCCGCATGATCGAGGGATGGTTTGACGGCGTTTGTGAACCTCGGAACCCAGGCGGACACGCCGCGTTCGGGATCCTGGTCAAAGTCGACGGGAAGACGATCGTCGCGCGCGGCGAGTACGTCGATTACGGTCCCAAGATGTCGAACAACGTCGCCGAGTTCTCGGGGTTTATCGCGCTCATGAAAGAGATCGCAAAGCTCCAGGGACCCGCGATCGTCCGCGGCGATTCGAAGCTCGTCATCTACACGCTCACCGGGAAGTACAAAGCAAAGCAAGGGCTCTATATCCCGTATTTTCTCAACGCGCGGCAAGCGTACGAACCCGAGCGCGAGCGGATAGGTCTCGAATGGATCGGCCGAGGAGAAAACGACGAGTGTGACAAGCTCTCGAAAGGGGTTCTCAAAGAGCGCGGGATCCGTCTTCGCATTCAACCCGATGCGGCCGGCTCCTGGGTCGGATCCAGATCGCGCGATCGAAAATCTCCGTTTCCTCCGACCGTCGAGGCAGCTCTCGCGGCCGGCTACACGATGCGTCACGAGAACGTCGTTTGTCGCGGATGTCCAGCGATGATCGACTTCTGGACGACGCCTCACGACAAAAAGATCCCGGTCGATCACGGGACATTCAAACCTCACTGGATCTCGTGTCCAGCGTCGGAACAATTCCGGAGGACAGCCAAGTGAAGCTCAAAGACGAATCGAAAAAAATCTCGAAAGAGAAGGGGATGCTCAACCCGACCCAGGCCGCGAAGTTTCTCAACTACTCGAAGGCCGCGCTCGCGAAGTGGCGATCGTATGGAATGGGACCCGCGTACTACAAGGGGAAAGGCGGGATGGTTTTTTACGAGACCGCGGATCTCGTCGCGTTTCAAAAGAAAGTCACACTCACGCGCGTCGAACCGAAACGCCGGACGACGTTCGAATCAAAGGCGGCGACTATATGAACTTTTCACTTCTGATCGTTCCGATCATCGCGATCGCGCTCGGTCTGCTCGTTTACTTCGGATGCTCAAACGATCGCGCGAAACAAGCTCGAGTCGGGCTCGTCATCGCGTCGTGTGGGATCTTCCTCGTGATCTGGCTCCTCACGTTCCACGGGGTTCGCTGATGATCGAGCAACTCCAAAACCTCTGTCTTTTAACCTGGGATGGAAACCTGATCTCGAAGAGCGATCGCGATGAGCTCGTGAAAGCGGGACTCGCGTGTCGGATCGAGGGCGGTTACAACCTGATCACACAGAAGGGGATTCAATATCTTCGCGATCTTCGTCTTCTGCCGAAGCGACTATCGGGATCGGTAGCGGCTTAAATGTACACGGTCGACGTTGACATCTCGCAAGTCGTGACGCTCACGGCGAAAGTGATCAAGAAACTTCCCTACATTTTGAACGACTCGATCACCGAGATCGCGAAGCTCGTCGTCGACGTCGAACGCGAGCAGCTCGCGCGCGACTTCACGATCCGCAAAAACTTCCTAACCGGCCGATTCAAAGTTCTCCAGTACTCGAGAACCTCGGATCTCACGGCGATCGTCGGGATCGATTCGCACGTTCAAGGCGCTCCGCTCTTGCTCGGTTTTTTCGAAGAGGGCGGAATGAAAGAACCGACAACCGGACCCGAGCTCGCGATCCCGATCACCGGCGGAGCTGCTCGGCCGTCGTTTGCGTCGCCGGTTCCGACCGCGCTTCTCTATAAGAACCTTCAGATCTCGATGAAGGTCAAAGGGAAAACGGCGATCTTCCCAGGTCAGCAAAACACGTATCTCGTCGAAGGCGTCGGCATTTTCCAGCGATCCGGAAAATCCTCGGAGCTGATCTATTCGTTCAAACCGTCCGCTCCGCTTCGACCGCGAACTCACATGATCGAGCTTGCTCAAGTCGTGATCCGCGAACAGTTCGCTCGCATTTTTAACAAAAACTTCGTCGAGGAAATCCAGTCGTGATCCCGCATGGAAAGGTTACGCGTTATACGAATTATCGATGCCGGTGTGCACTGTGTCGCAACGCCAATGCTGCGTACCAAAGACAGAGGCGGAAGAAGCCGCGAAAGACTCCTGATTCTGAACTGTGGCGAGCAGTGAGGATCGCTGTCAATTTAACCGACAATCCCATACTGAAGGATGCGCTGCAACGGGCTTCTGAAAAGCTCAAAACGGCGCACACTCCGTTAGCGTTTCGCGCAGCCGCGCCGAGAGTTCGCGATCGCGGTCGATTGCTCGAGAACTGCTTCCGCGAGGTCGAAAAGTGAACGGCTACAAGGTCATCCGACGATCGAGCGGTCTCGTTTTTGCGTGTGATCTTTGTAAGTACCGGATCGAGCTCGAGCAGCTCTCCAGCAGTCGACCGCGATCGCGAACTCTCGGCGCGGCTGAAATGGGAAAACACATCGCGAGAGAACATCCAGGCGTCGTCAAAAAAGCGGATATATTCGCACGATGACGACGGCGATCTTCACCGAACTCGAGGCAGAAGTGAAACGCGCGAAACTGATCATCGAACATTGCGACTCAACGCCGACGATCACGTTTGCTGCTTTATGGTTACGCGCTTTAGTTCGACGAAGCGAACAGGCGATCGATGAAAACGACGTCGTCGCTTGTATTGCTTGCTTGAAACAAATCCGCGAGGTCAAATGATGACCGAACGCGTCCGCACGTTCGACGATGTGATCATCACCGCTCGATGCGTCGATTGCGACGTCGAGTTCACTGGACCGATCGGCGTCCACTTCACCAATCCGACGGGCGCACCACCGCACATCGAGATCGTAATCGTCGATCAGAAGCGAAACGAGGTCCACGCGATCGCGCGCGTCGACATCTACTCGATCCCCGTCGTGCTCAGAGCTCCGATCCAAGCAACGGGAAGCGCATGAGCAATGCACACGAATCGTGTGCATCACGTCTAAGTCGTGTCGCGCGCGCGACTTGAGTCGAAGTCCCACTTCGGAAAGGATGGAGGTTACTTTGTCCCACTTGGCTCAAGGTACTACCCCACACCCCCCCCGCGCGCGGGTGACGGCGACCGCGAAGAAATTGCAGCTATCACCTTTCTTTTCTAGGTTTCGTTTCGCTGGACTTTCCCACTTCACGAGGAGAACTTCATGAAAGAAAAAGCAGTCGCGACACACGTCGTCATCGCGGGATCAGTTTTCCCGCGGGAAGCAAAGGCGCCGTACGTGGAATCGGGACACTCGATCCTCGGCGCTCTCGAGTACGATCCCGCGACGGAGAAAGTGAAGTGTCACGAGTGCGGGAGATGGTTCAAAAGTTTGAGCGGACATCTCTCGACTCATGAGGGACTCACGCCGCGGGAATACAAACGCGATCGAGGTCTGCGGCAAACGACGAAGCTCTACAATCCCGGAGCAGCTCGCCCCGGCGCCGAAAATCTTCGACGATGGCGGACCTCGATCGACCCCGAGACGATGAAGAGATATTTACAGAAAGCGATCGCGGCCGCTCACGCGGCGACTCGAGCAAGGGCTCTCCCCTACCGCATGAATACGGAAACGAGGAACCTACACGCGCGATGCAAAGCACAACTCACCGAGCGAATAACCCGGCTCGCGGTCGAGCTCGATCGGACACCGACAGCGATCGAGCTCAAGCGGGCGGGGATCATGGACAAAACGATTGTGAGCGTTTTCGGTATGCCGTACATGAAAGCTCTCGCCTCGATCGGTCTGGACCCGAACAAGTTCAACCGACTCCGGCTCACCGGGAAGCGTTTCGGACAGCTCACCGTCCTCGGGTTCTCGCACATCGAGAGAAGGGCGACTCACTGGCATTGCCAATGCGACTGTGGGAACAAAAAGACCGTGAGGGGGTTCCATCTCACGAGCGGAAACACGTCCTCGTGTGGATGCCTGGGAGTGATCCAGCTCGCCAAAGCGGGCGACTGATGGAGAGCTTCATTGAGTTCTGTGTTCGGGTCGTCGACCGAGTACTGCGCGAGAACGAGCCCGAGAGCTTGATCGAGTTCTGTGTTCGCCTGGTCGACGGAGTACTCCGCTCGCGCTCTCTCGCTCTCGAGAAGTGGGAAGACGACGGCGGGCTCTCGTGATATACAAAGCTCGTGAGACACTTCGGCGAGCGCGACGTTCCGATCGTGACGCATCTTCGCGTGAAAGTCTTTGCGCTCGGAAACAAGAGCTGCACGCTCCGACTCCTCAAGCCGAACCCGGGGAAGGGCTGGGACGCCGCGGGCGTCGAGGCGATTCTCGAGGAGATCGCCGCGGACTTGCGACTGAGGTTTCCCGCGTATGAATACAAACGGGTCCAGGTCTCGCCGCTCGCTTTCAATTTTGTGTTTATCGGGACGCGCACGGTTCCGACCGAAAGGCTCAACGATGGAGCTTCCGACGTGGGCGTTCAAAACTCAGAGCAGAGTAAAACCTGATGGCTCGATCGACTTGGTCGTCGGACTTCGACCCCTCGGCCGACTATATCTCTACGCGCGTGCGCTCCTCGAGCTCGCGCGAACGGCGACGATCACCCTCACGATCGAGATCCAGGAACGACGGCCGGTCGTCACGCACGGCGGCGTCCGCGTCGAACCGGATCTCTCGTACACGCTCGGAGACGACGAGATCCTCGAGCTCGTGAAGCGCGTCCCGATCCAGAAGGTCCCGCTTCTGATCGATTACGCGCGCGAGCGACAGATCTACGGGACGCCGCTCGTTTCCGGTCGTCGCGCGTCCTAAGTTCCGCGACCGCTTCCCCTCTCCGGACTACACTCGAACTCGTGTCGAAAAAAATGTCGAAAAAAATGTCGAAGAAAAAGTCGAAGAAAAAGTCGAAGGCGACGCCGGCGCCGAAACCCGCAAAGAGTTTGAGTCGTCGCGTCCCGACCTGGGTCGGCCGGATCGAGGAGTGTGCTCACGAACTCAACCTCGGCTCGAGGCGTGTCCAGCAGCTCGCGAAGGAAGGACTCCCGCGGTCGGAGCGCGGCGTGTATGACGTCGTCGCCTGTTTTCGCTGGTACGTTCGCTATCTCCAGAAAAAGCTCGTCGAGCGCGCGCTTCCGGAAGACGGAGACGGCGACGCCGGCGGACCCGCGACCTCGGCGTCGGCGACGCGTCACAAGATGTTGTCGATCGAGTCGGAGCTGAAACAGATCGAGCTCGCCGAGAAGCGCGAGCAGCTCGTCTCGATCGAGAAGGTAACGAAGGACCTCCAGGCGATCGTCGTCGAGATCCGGACGCGGATCCTCGCGCTTCCCCCCAGGCTCGCGGCCGAGGTCCTCGGCGAAACCGATCTCGCGGTCTCGCAAGTGAAAATCGATCGATCGCTGAAAGGCGCCCTTGAGTGTCTTAGCCAATACGACCCCGACGACGACGATCGGGTCGTTCAAGCTCCCCGAGTCGTTTAGGCTCGAGGACGATCCGCGCGCTCTCCAGGTCTACCGCGCGCGGCGACAGGACGCGCTCGCTCTGTTCGCTCCGCCGGAAGACATCACGGTCGCGGAGTGGGCGGAGAAACATCGCGTCATGCCGAAGGGATCGACCGATCGGCCGGGACCGTTTCGCGCCGAGAAGTTCCAGGTAGAAATGATGAACGCGGTTCTCGATCCGCTCGTTCACGAAGTCGTCGTCCAGAAGTCGACCCAGATCGGCTACTCCGACGCGGTCCTGAATAACATCGTCGGCTACTTCATGGACATCGATCCGAAACCGATCATGCTCGTGCAACCGACGATCGACAACGCGAAGGACTACGGAAAAAAGCGGATCACGCCGATGATCGAGTCGACCGCGGTCCTCAAGATCAAAGTCCGCGATCGCGTCTCGCGCAAGTCCGGAAACACTCTCTCGCTCAAAGAGTTCCCCGGGGGTTTTCTGAAACTCACCGGAGCGAACGCCGGCTCGGGTCTCCGATCGGATCCGGTCCCCGTCGTCCTGTTCGATGAGATCGACGGCTATCCCCTGGACGTCGAGGGCGAGGGCGATCCGATCATGATCGGGACACGCCGGACCGACGCGTTCGCGAACTACAAGATCGTCAAGGGCTCGACGCCGGCAAAGCCGAAGGGGATCTCCGCGATCGAGAAAGGTTACGAGCGGAGCGATCAACGAACGTTCCACGTCCCGTGTCCCGTGTGCAGTTTTATGCAACCGCTTCTCTGGAGAGATCCGGATCTGGGAGACAATCAACCGCGGGACTATCGGCTCACGTACGCGGTCGACGCCGACGGACAGGTCGTCGCCGGATCCGTCTTTTACGTTTGCGTGAGCTGCAAAGCGAAGATCCCCGAATACCGAAAACAATCTATGCTCGACGCGGGGACCTGGATCGCCGCGTTCCCCGGCCGGCCGATCGTCGGGTTCTACATTAACGCGCTCTATTCCCCCTGGCGGCAGAACTGGAAAGCGCTCGCGCAAGAATGGCACGAAGCGAACGAGGAAAAGAATCCCGAAAAAATGAAGGCGTTCATTAACCTCCGACTCGGCGAGACCTGGGAAGAGCAAGGGGACTCACTCGAACCGCACACGCTCCGGCGCCGATGCGAGGACTTCGCCGCGGACGTTCCGAAGGGCGTCGCGATCCTCACGGCCGCGGTCGACGTCCAGGGCGATCGACTCGAGGTCGTCGTCAAGGGCTGGGGAGCGAAAGAGGAGTCCTGGCTGATCGCCTATCAAGCATTTTTCGGGGATCCAGGACAGACCGATGTCTGGAACGACGTCGACGAGTTTCTCCTCACCGAGTTCGAGCACGAGTCCGGCCGGAAGATCCGGATACATTGCGCGATGGTCGACTCCGGCGGTCACAACTCCGACGACGTGTATCGATTCGTGAAGGCGCGGCAACGTCGACGGATCTTCGCGCTCAAGGGCTCGAGCGAGAGCGCTCAACCGATCCTCGGCAAGTTCTCGCTCAACAATTCGTATCGCGTGAAGCTCTACACGATCGGGACCGACACGGCGAAGGATCGGATCTTCGCGAGGATGAAGATCCCCGCTCCAGGTCCCGGTTATATGCATCTCCCTCACTTCGTCGACGATGAATATCTCGATCAGCTCACGAGCGAGAAGCGGGTTCGGCGGGTGAAGAAGGGCGGACAGTTCGTCCGCGAGTACATCAAAACTCGAGCTCGGAACGAGGCTCTCGATCTCGAGGTTTATAACCTCGCCGCGCTCTACACGATCGGAAAATGGCAACTCGACAAACTCGGCGAGAAGGCGATCGAGCTCTCGATCCCCTCGGATGAGGTCAAACCGCAAGCGAAACCCCAGGATCAGGCACCCGATCGGCCGGTCCTCCGACCCCAATCGGGGGGCTCTTCCTGGGTCAAAAACTGGTAAAAACCCGGGAAAACCGGCAAAACCGCGTTACCTCTGTCACTCCCGCATTATCACAGTAGTCACTATGAACGTTAGTAAGTGCTCACTTCGTTTTTCTCTTTCAATCTACAGGCTTAGGTTTTAGTCTTTGATCAGCAAGAAAGCGGGCGACCGACGCGGTCGACCCGAGACAGGGACAAAATGGACACGAAATTCTTCTACGAAGCTCTCCGGATCTGGCAGCAACGCAAGCAAGTTTTCCGGACCTACGAGCGACTCACCCAGGAGCAGCGCGGCGAGATCATGCGCGACGCTCAGGACCTCAAGAAAAAAGCGCTCACGATCGACGAGGTCCTGGACGGATCGCGGAGGTCGCAATAATGGCGACGCTCATCGAGTGGAACGGCAAAGAGACCGACATCCGGCCGAAACACGCCGAACAGGGGTTCTCGCGGGGAGAGCTCGAGAAGCTCCTCGAGGGACTCGTCGAGATTATGTCCCTCGAGGACGGCCGGCTAATGGTCACGGCGAACCTCGCGCGCGGTCCCGTGAACATCAAAGCGACGAAGCTCCGACAGAGGGGCAGTACGACCGCGGGGTTCGCGATCGTCGGATCGGTCGTCGTCGGATGCCCAGGAGAGATTTTATGAGCGAACCCATGAAAACAAACGCAGCGATCGGACTCAAGGCGGGCGACAAGGTAACGGGGATGTATCACGGGAAGCAGTTTTCCGGCTTGGTTTTGTCTAGTGCTTCTCGTGGGGAGCTGCTCGAGCTCGCCGTCGAAATCACCGTTTTCGGCGATCACCGGATGGCGATCCTAGTTTGTTGCGGTTTGTCGGGCGAGGAAATCAAGGGCTGGGAAGGCAGCTATCTAACCGAATGGGGTGCGGACCGAGATCGAGGCGCTCATCGGTAACTTGGGAACGGCCGGTTCAGGCGAGATACTTTAATAGGCTTAGGTTTTGGAGGAAAATCACATGAGGCAAGTCGTCATCACAGTTTTCGTTTTAGCTCTGGCAGCGATCGCAATTATCGGGTTCACGGTCACGGCGAGCCGATCGCGCTCGTCGTCGGTTAGATCGCCTCAAGCGATCACGGCTCCGACCGCTCCGACCGCGGCTGTTCTACGCGCTCAAGGGCGGACTAGAGAAAGCGAGATCCATCTCAAGGAATTGAAATGCGAGGGCGATCTGATCGGAAAAACAACCGCATCGGACGCTCACGAGTTCTGTCACGGTTTGCGTCTCAGCGATTGGGAGGAGTGGGCGCTCCAGTACCCCGAATTGGCGAAGGCGAGGGAGGCGGTCGCGCGATGAAACCGAACTCGGTCCTATCGAAGTACATGGCGAAGATCGGGCGTCGCGGCGGGTTCGCGAAGTCGATCGGGAGCGCGCGGATGCGCTCGATCCCTGTTCTCGAAGTGCAATCGGTCATGTCGGACTATTTCAAGATGATCGGTCGAAAAGGCGGTCGAGCGAAGTCGGAAGCGAAGGCCGAGGCAGTCCGCGAGAACGGCAAGCTCGGCGGCCGGCCGAGGAAGTCGCTCAAACCCGCGTCAAACGTGCCATAATCGAAGCTCCTCGTCGGAAAAACCTGCTAGACTTCGGCCCCCGGCTCTCGGGGGCTTTTTCATTACCTCGGTCATTTTCGGCGCGCGACGCCTAAATCGTTTCCCTGCAAGGTGCTACCGTCCGAACAGATGCCCCCGACAATCTCCGACGAGGTTCCGAGTCGCTTCGCGGCCGGGACGACGGTGAAGTTTCATCGGTCCTTCGACGACTACCTCGCCTCGGCTGGCTGGACGTACACGTTTTACGCGAACGGCGCGACCGCGATCTTTAATCAGGTCGCGACGACCAACCCCGACGGACAGTCCTTCGACATCGTCATCCCAGCATCGAAGACGGAGGTCCCGGCCGGCCGCTATCAATGCGCCGAGCGTCTCGTGAACACAGGGACGGGCGAAGTCTACGATCCCTCGAACGACGTGCTCGAGCTCACGATCGAGTCCGACGTCTCGACGGCCGCGGCCGGCGCCTACATCTCGCACATTGAGCGAATGCTCGTCGTGATCGAGGCCGCGCTCGAGGGACGACTCGCGGCCGACTTGATGAGCTATCAGATCGCCGGACGCGCGGTCGTGAAGATCCCTCCGAGGGATCTTCTCTGGTTTCGCGGACACTATCGCTCGAAGCTCTTCCAGCTCAAAAATCCCGGGCGCCTGGGGTCGACGGCCGTGATCGCGTTCACGAATGAACCCGAGGAACCGACCTATCCCCCGACCTGGGTCGACGTGACGGGACTCGATCGATGAAAAAAGAAAAATCTTCCTGGGTCGGTCGCGCTTTTCGTTCGATCGTCCTAAGCGTCGGCTCGAGCGTCGGGCTCTCGCTCAAGCGTTCGAACGCGACGATCTACTCTGGAGCATCGGGGACCCGTCTCACACTGGACTGGATCGCGACGATCCTCTCGGCCGATCAGGAAATCCGCGGGAACCTTCGACTCTTACGAGCTCGCGGCCGTGAGCTCTCGCGAAACAATCCGATCGCGAAAAACTTTCTAAACCTTCTGCTCGCGAACGTCCTCGGTCACAAGGGGATCGGCTATCGACCCCAGGTCCGAAACAGCGCGGGGAAGTGTCCGAAATGCGACGGCTCGGGGAAGATCCCGGCGGCGACGCCGATCGGAAAGGGAAAGAAGGCCGCGGCCGCGACCCCTCCCCCTCCGGACGACTGCAAAACCTGTAAGGGCTCCGGCAAGGTGAAGGACGTCCTCGCGGGTCCGATTAACGACAAGATCTCCGAGGCGTGGGCGGAATGGTGCAAGAAAAAAAACTGCACCGTCGACGGGCGACTCTCATTCCGCGGAGTCCAGGAAGTCGCACTAAAAAACACCGCGGTCGACGGCGAGGTTTTCATTCGCAAGGTCCGCGGGTTCGCGGGAAACAAGTTCCGTTTCGCTCTCCAGCTCATCGACTCCGATCAGTGTGATCACCTGTATTCGATCCCCCCCTCGAGGGACGGGAACGAGATCCGATGCGGGATCGAGGTCGACAAGTGGGCTCGGCCGGTCGCCTATTGGATCAACCCAGGACATCCGAGCGACCTCGGCGGCTCGCTCGAGCGGATCCGGATCCCGGCCGAGGACATAATTCATTTGTACGACGTCGAGCGCGTGTCCCAGACGCGCGGCGTTACTTGGTTCCATGCAGTCATGCTCCAGCTCCGCATGCTCGAGGGCTACGTCGAGGCCGAGCTCGTCGCCGCGCGAACTGGAGCGGCAAAAATGGGATGGCTCGAATACACCGACGCGTCGGCGTTCGAAGAGCCGAACCCAGATAAGAAGTACACGTTCGAAGCGAGTCCCGGAACGATCGAGACGCTCCCCCCTGGGATGACGTTCAAAGAGTGGAACCCCGATCACCCCGCGAACGCGTTTCCGAATTTTGTGATCACGATCCTCCGACAGATCGCGACGGGACTCGGCGTCTCGTATAACGCGCTCGCCTCGGACCTCGTCGGAGTCAATTACTCCTCGATGAGATCCGGACTCCTGATCGAGCGCGATCAGTGGAAGCGCGATCAGTCCTGGATGATCGAGAGTCTTTGCGAGCCCGTCTTCGAAGACTTCCTCGATCTCTCGCTTCTCGCCGGCACGCTCGTTCTCGACTCGCGCGATCCGGAAAAGTTCAAAGCGGGCAAGTGGGAACCGCGCGGCTGGCAATGGGTCGACCCGCTGAAAGACGTTCAAGCGGCCGTCCTCGCGATCGGCGCGCGACTCAAGTCTCGAGACTCGATCGTGTCTGAAACGGGCGAGGACATCGAGGAAGTCTTCGAGCAGATCTCCGCGGAAGAGACGCTCGCCGAGACGCTCGACCTCGATCTCACTCTCCCCGCGGCGTCGAAACCCCTGGGAGCTCCGGCGGATCAGTCGACCGAGGACGACAAGGGAGACGGCGGAAGCGGAAGCGGCGACGGAAGCGGATCCAGCAAGGACGACGCGGCCGCGTAAAACAATCTTTTTTTCAGGAGCAAAGCAATGGCGACGACAGCAGAAGAGCTTATCCGGACGACCCCAGTCACAGACGGCGAAGTCCTTCCGATGCAAACGCGGGAATTTCAGATCACCGAACTAAAAAAACTCCCGAAACAAGCGAAGCGGACGAAGGAACAAAAGATCGCCGCGAACCTCGAGAGGCGCGCGAAGAAAGCGGCCGGAGTCGTCGGGGGCTCAAACGTCGACGACGATCCGGAGGAAGACGAAGAGGATGACGGCGCCGACGCCGGCGCCGACGGCGATCGTTTCGAGATCGCGATCTCTTCCGAGTTTCCCGTTCGCCGATGGTTCGGAAAAGAGATCCTCGATCACTCGCCGGACTCGGTCGATCTTTCGCGCGCGAAGGGCGGGCTCTCGTTTCTGGACTCGCACGACGCGGCGTCGATCGTCGGGATCGTGAGCGACGTCCGCGTCGACAAGAAAGACAAGAAACTTCGCGGCGTCGTCCAGTTTTCGCGGAACCCGAAAGCGCAGGAAGTGAAGCGCGACGTCGTCGACGGGATCCGAAAATATATCTCGGTCGGGTATGGCGTGAACGAGTACACGCTCGAGAAGTCCTCGAAGGACGAGGGCGACACTTATAGGGCGACGTCATGGACGCCGCTCGAAGCTAGTTCGGTCGCGGTTCCCGCGGATCCTTCCGTCGGGCACAACCGAAAAGCGGGGGAGCGCGGTTTCCCCGTACATCTGAAAACCTCGGTCGAACGATCGGCCGAGCACTCCACGGAGAACAATCCAATGGCAGAACAGAGTGCAGCTCAAGCTGTAATCGATTCTCGTGTCGTCTCGGTCGAGATCATCAAACTCGCCAAGCGTCACAAGATCGATCAGGAGCGCGTCGCGACGTGGATCAGTGAGGGACGGTCGGTCGATGCCGTTTCCGCTCTGATTCTCGAAGAGGTCGCTTCCCGATCGGCGAATCCCAACACAACCCCAGGCGCGGCAGAAACGCCGGAGCAACTCGCGCTCACCGAGAAAGAGCAACGCGAATATAACCTCGCGCGCGGGATCATGACGCTCATCCAGAACGATGAAGCGGGCGAAGACAAGCGCGAGAACTGTCTCGAGCTCGAGATCTCTCAGACGATCGAGCGATCGCACAAAGGCGGAACTCACGGCGGACTGTTCGTCCCCTGGAGCATCAAAAACGTACAGGCGATCTCGAAACGCGCGGGACTCGACTCGAAGACGTCGACGACCGGAACCGAGCTCAAGTTCACCGAGCCCGGGGCGTTCATCGATTTTCTGTATAACACGATGCGCGTGAAGGAACTCGGCGCGACGACGATCTCGGGACTCCGAGACAACGTCGCTTTCCCGAAACAAACCGGAAAGGCGACCGGATCCTGGGTCGCTGAAAATCCCGGCTCCGACGTCGCGGACTCGAACCTCACGCTCGGACAGGTCCCGAGCTCTCCTCACACTTATCAGTCCTCATCGAGCTACTCACGGCAATTACTTGCTCAGGCCGTGATCGATGTCGACACACTCGTCCGACAGGACCTCGCGCGCGATATGGCGCTCGCGGCCGACTTCGCGGCGATCGCCGGACCGACGGGCGGGAGCTCTCCGGTCGGGATCATGAACACGACAGGCGTCCAGTCCTTCATCGACGCGGCCGACAGCGGCAACGGCGGCGAGATGGCATATATCGACGTCCTCAAAATGATCGAGGACCTCGAGGACACGAACGCGGATCAGCTCGGCGATCCGGCTTGGCTCACGACTCCCTCGATCAAGACGCTGCTCAAAAACACGTCTCGACTCGCGAACACGATCGCGCTCCCCGTCTGGACCGACGCCGACACCGTCGGAGGTTACAAGGCGAGATCCTCGAATCAGGTTCCGAAAACCGGAGTCCGCGGATCGTCCGGCGCCGTTTGTCATGCTGTGATCCTCGGCGTCTTCTCGACGCTCGTGATCGGGATGTGGGGAAGCGGATTCGAGCTCGTCGTCGATCCGTATCGCCTGAAGAAACAAGGCATGATCGAACTCACCACGTTCATGCTAATGGACGTCTGCCTGAAATATCCCCAGGCGTTCGTCGTCTGTCAGTCCCTGAAGTAAAGCTCGACTCGACTCCCGGCCGTGTGACCCCTCGCGCGCGGCCGGGATCGAGAATCTCAACTCCTCGGAGGTTTCACTGTGGCAGCGAAAACGAAGCGCGCAAGAATCAAGCTCGTGAAAAACGTGATCATCGAAGGCAAACATACCGACGCCGGCAAAACGATCGAGATGGATCGCCACAAAGCGACCGAGCTCGTCTCCGCCGGACAAGCGGAGTTTGTCAACGAAGACGACAAAGACGACGAGCGCGACGTCGAAGAGTCAGAGCAATACGGCGTCCGCATCGAGAAGCCGACACATGGGGACCCAGGTCCTCAAGAGGTCGAACCCGTGAAGGGCAAGGTTAAAAAGCACGCATGACGATCGCCTTCAGAGACGGCGACGTCGCGGCTCTGTTCGCGGATACGGGGGTCACGATCAATATCAACGGGACCCCCGGTCTCGGACTCGTCGACGAGAACGATCAGATCGTCGTGACGAACGCCGGCCGCGGCGAGGTCGTCGCGGGCGTTCACACGGTCACAGTCCAGACTTCGAAGTTCCCCCCGATTACGAACGGGCAATCGATCGTCGTCGACGGCGTGAACTATACGGTCCGGCAAAAACTCAAAGAGGGCGACGCCGCTCTCACAAAAATTCTCCTCGGAAGCGTGTAACGGGATGCCGAGCAGCATTCGAGAACAGATTCTCTCCGCGATCGTCGCGAACCTTGCGGCGACGGGCGTTCCCGCGGGCGTGACGGTTCACCGCATGCGGACGCGGCCGATCGAGGACGATCAGCTCCCGGCAATTTTGGTCTACAGCGAGGACGACGAGCCGATCCCGCTCGCGGGACAAACGTTCCAGGCTCCGCTCGTCCAGCGACAGCTCGTGATCTTTCTCGAGTATCGCGCGGCCGGCTCGACGACAGTGTCGCCGGATGAAGCGCTCGATCCCCTGATCGTGTGGGGGACTCAGACGATGACCGCGAATGAAAAGTTTGTGACGATAGCTTTCCCCGACGGGCTCGGAATGGGCGTCGTCGAAGGAAAAACCGCGTGGATGAGCAAAGAGGGCGACAGCATCATCGCGGCCGCTTCGACGCAATGGATCGTGAAATACCGGACGAGTCGCCTCGATCCGACTTCGAGAACTTAGGAGGGCTTAAATGCCTGGAATCAAGTACCCACTACCTCACGTCCCGATGCTCGGAAAGGGATCGATCCTGTTCGATCGCTTCGACGTCAACGGACTTCTGACGGGCTATATGCCGTTTGGAAACGCAACGAAGCTCGAGCTCGCGCATAAAGACGAGCGCGCGAACCTGTTTCAATCTCTCAACAAGTCGGCGTCGCTGATCGCGTCCGGACTGAAAAAGCGGACGATCTCGGTCTCGATCGTCGGGACCGACTTCCGCTCCGACATGCTCTCGATCTCGATGATGTCCAGCGGGAAGACGACGCTCGTCGGCGCCGTCGCAACGATCACGGCCGAGGTCCTCGCCTCGGCGACGGTCCCGACCCTTGCGGGGCGTTACTTCGCGCTCCTGAATCGCAACATCGATAACGTGACGACCCCTCCGGTCCTCACTTGCAACGCCGTTACCTTGGTCGCCGGGACCGATTACATCGTCGTCGATCCGATCGAGGGACTGATCTATTTTCCGACGACGACCTCGGCCGCTTCGGGTCATGCGGTCACGGCGACGTATCACACGCTCGTCGCTTCGAACGATCAGGTCGCCGGCGCCGTCGTCCCCCAGGTACAAGGGCGACTCCGGTTTGTTCCGGATCCGACCGACGGACAGAAGCTCGGTCTCGAGGCATGGCGAGTGAACCTCTATCCCGCGGGTCAACTCGGACTGATCGCCGACGACTATGGGAACTGGACGCTCGACGGCGAGCTGCTCGACGACACGTCGAATCACCCGCTCTCGCCGTACTACCTGCAAACCTTCTACAGCTAAACCGACGGGGGCGAGAGCGGATCTCGTTCTCGTCCTTCCCTCGGAGGTCTCACTGTGAAGGTCACAATCAAGCTCGCTCACGCGATCGCGAACGGGCTCCAGGTCGTCGTCGGCTATCTCGATCTCGCGCTCGGCGAAATCGGCAAACCGAAGGCCGTGACAGTCGCGCTCGAAAAGGCAAAGGCCGCGGCTCTAGTCCTGGCGAAGCTCGTTAGAGATCAGACCGTCGTCACGGTCGAAAACAGCGAGGCGCGTCAAGATGACGCGACACTCGAAACAAGAAACGAGAAAAAATGAAGCTCGACGGACGGGACTTTTCAGAAGTCGATCACTCGATCACGGCCGCTCAGAACGATTACATCGTCGGTCATCTCCGCGCGGCCGGCGCTCTCGAAGCTCTCGCCGGACTGGATCCCAACCAAAGAGACGCGACAACGATCGATAAACCCGCGGCCGACTTTGTGACGCGGATCTATCTCACCGGCCGGAAATCCTTCATCCTCGCGGGGCTACTCACCCAGGTCGGGAAAACTTGGACGCGCGCCGAGGCCGATCGCAACGCGGCGAGGTTCGATCAGGTCGTCGACCTCGAGGAAATCGGTCTAATGGGAAAACTCATCGCGGAGATCGTGATCGTTTTTTTTCTATCCGCGGGGAGATCCTTGCGGAGTTTCCCGAAATCTTCGAACCCGAGCGGCGAGGTCCCAGGTACAAAGAGCGCGGATCCCGCGACCTCGGCGAGTTCGGTTCAATAATTCGGGAGCTCGCGGATCAGGACCCCGCGCGATTCGACGATGTGATGACGTGGGCTCTCCGAGATCTCTTCGTCGCGTACGTGGAACGACTGAAAGAATCGGCGCGGAAGGCGTACGAGGTCGATCTTCTCGTGTGGGCGACTCTCGCGGCCGGCGGAGCAAAAGTAAAACCTCCGGATCCCCCGAGCATTCTCAGGGGTCCGAAAATCGTGATCGGGGGATAAATGGGAAGCGCTCCAGCTCCAGAAATCAAAGTAAAGATCACGGGCGAAGACACGGGCGTCTCCGCGGCAATCAAAGAGCTCTCGCTCCAACTCCAGCAACTCAAGCGAACCCAGGACGACGCGGGAACCTCCGCGCAAAAACTCGGAGCGGCCGAGGCCGGCGCCGGCCGATCGATGCGCGAGGCGCGCGAAGGCGCAAAGCTCCTCTCCGAAGAGACGGGAGTTCATCTCAGTCGCGGACTCACGGGGATCCTCTCGCGATCGGAACTCCTCGGACCGCTTCTCAACGCCGCGTTCCCCGTCGCCGCGGCGATCGGGTTCGGCGAAGTGATCGCACACGTCGCGGAAAAGGTCTCGACGATGATCGCGGACGCGTACATCTACACGGACGCGATGAAGGAGAGCTACAAAACCGAGGTCCAGATAAACACCGAGATCGCGAAGCGCGCGGAGCACATCAAGGAGCTCGGTAAAGCGTTCGAGCTGATCGGACTCAAAGGCGCCGACAAACAGGTCGCCGAACTCCGACAGCTCGGGACCGAGCTCGAAAAGGTCCAGAAGACGATCGACGACTTCGACAGCAAGCGCGGCGCGGCTCGCCTGGGGATCCTCGGAACCGGCGGGACTGAGATCTCCTGGACCGACGACGACGCGGCGAAGCTCGGAGATGCTCAGTCGAAAAAGAAAGAGCTCGAGCAAGAGCAATACAACGCCGAAAAGCAAGCGATGGCCGACGCCGCGGAGAAAGCAAAAACCGAGCGCGACGCGGTCAACAAAGCGAAGCTCGCGCAGCTCGAGGCGGGATTCGCGAACGAGCTCAGTCTCTACAAAGCGCAGCACGCGAAGCTCGATCAGGATAACGAAGCCGATTACGTGAAGGGAATCGAGTCCCTCGCGGCGTACTACGCGCGCAAGAAACAGCTCGCGGCCGAGTCGTCCCAGAAAGATATTGACGCGCTCACGGGCGAACGATCGCGAGTTCTCTCCGCTCCGACGAAGGACAAGGCCGAGGAGATCGCGAATCAAACGAAGGCCGCGGGGCTCGCGAATCAGATCGCGATCGCGAAGGTCAACGCGGCGAAAACCGCGCAGCAGCTCACAAACGAGCAAGCTCAAAAACAGGAAGAGCTCGACAAAAAAACTCTCGACTATCAATCGAAGATCGCCCAGGCCCAGGGGCTCAAGTTCGACGAGGCGAAGGCGCGGATCGAGGCCGAGGCTCTCGAGATGGCTCGGACACTCCGCGAAGCGGGAATCGCTCCCGATCAGATCGACGCGATGGTCGCGAAGTTCAAATCGGCCGAGACTCAGAAGGCGCAATTCGCCGGGATCAAGAGCAGCGGACAGGATGCGACCGCGGCTCTCTCCGATGACGAAGCGGACATCCGGCTCAAAAATATCGCGATCGTCGCCGACGCAAAGATCGCCGAGCTCGAGCGCGCGCGGATCCCGGTCCTCCAGGCTCTCGCGACTCAACTAAAAGCGGCCGCGGTCGGTCCCGATCAGGTCAGAGAGGCCGACGACTTCGCGAAGTCCGTCGATCGGATCGCGCTCGCCGCTCAGAAATCCCAAGGGAGCATGAAGAGCTTCGGGGATCAGGCATCGCAAGCGCTCCAGGGGGATCTGACGAACTTCCTCGGCTCGACCATCGATCACGTTCATAGCGTGGGAGATGCGTTCGGGCAGCTCGCGAACTCAGCCGTGAGCTCGATCCAGCGGATCGTCGCGCAATTGCTCGTACAGCTCCTGGTGCAGAAGCTCGTCAAAGCAGCGGAGGAGGGAGGATTCTCGGCCGGCGGGCTCGTCCCAGGACACGCCGCGGGCGGTCTCATCTCCGGTCCGGGAACGGGAACGTCCGACTCGATCCCGGCGCGACTCTCGGCTGGCGAGTTCGTCATGAGCGCGAGATCGGTCCAGGAGATCGGCGTGCCTACGCTGGCGATGATGAACCGCGGTTTGAATGTCCCCGCGATCCGCGGGATGTATGCTCCCGGGTTCGCCGAGGGCGGACTGGTCACGCACGGATCCGGATCGAACGGCGTCGACTTGAACATGAACTTGGGGCTCGAAGAAGGCCTAGTGTTGAAACATCTCTCGAGCAAAGCGGCCGAGAAGATCGTCCTCTCACACGTCTCGAACAATCCGAAAGCGGTCACGAGAGCAATCTCTCGAGGGGGATCACAATGAGCTTTCAAACTGGAACCGCGACCGACTATTCCGACTTGCTGAATCAGCTCGACACGTTTCTGACGTCCCAGGGGATGACGCTCGCGCCGTCGTTCGCCGGTACGGGAAACGGAACGATCGCCGGACTGCTCGGCGGATCCGCGTCGGTCGCGGAAGTCTTCACGATCGCATTCACCGACGCGACTCACTTCACGGTCACGGGCTCGGTCTCGGGAGCTCTCGCGAGCGGAGTCGTCGGGACGCCGTACGTGACGACTCGCATTAAATTCACGATCACGGCCGGCGGAACCGCGTTCGTCGCGACCGACGCTTTTACCGTCGCGACGACTCCGTCCTGGACCTCGAAGCGACGAAGCTCTGGGGATCAAATGATCTGGCAAGCTCCAGGGAACGGAGGACTCGACGCGATCCTGGTCGGCGCGAAGCTGTTCTCGAACGTCGGCGGCGACTATTACAACTGGAGACTCGGCGGATTCACCGCGTTCGATCCCTCGCTCGTCTTCGAGCAGCAGGCCGGATACGTCGGCGGTCCTGGACAGAGCTCGCCGTCGCCTGTTTTGAATCTCTGGAACTCGACGATCCCTTACTGGTTTGTGGGGAACGGCCGGCGTGTGATCGTCGTCGCGAAGATCTCGACCGTGTACGTCGTCGGCTATCTCGGATTCATTGCGCCGTACGCGTCTCCTGGGAGCTTCCCTTATCCGCTCGCGGTCGCCGGCTCGATGGCCTGGGACGGTGGGATCGGATTCGAGCCCGGGGTCGGAACCGTGTCCTGGAGATGGTCCTACGTCGGCGATCAGCTCCGGAACCTGGGGATCGGACTACCGGCAAAATCGACCGACGCGGGATGTCAACTCCGCGTGCGGCTCGCTACGGGCGTTTGGCGCGGATTCGATTCCGGATGGGGCGAGCCGAACTTCGGCCGGCTCTGGCCTTACACCGACGCGAACAACGGGGGAATGACGAACTGGAGGCCGAGTCTCGACGGTGGGTATCCGATTCTCCCGGTCATCTTGCACGACACCGTGAACACGTACGGCGAGCTCGAGGGAATCGGCGCCGTGACGGGATTCGGGCAAGCGGTCGAGAACACGATCACGAGCGGGCTCGCTCTATGGCTCGTCGTGCAAAACGTGAACCGGACGACTCAGATCGATTACTTCGCCGTTCGACTTCAGTAAAGGGGGAAGCATGAGCTATGCAACGGGAGTTCCGACGTCTCCGGTCAATCTACTGCAAACCTTCGCGACGTGGCTCGTCTCGATCGGCTGGACGAGCGACAAGAGCGCGGCCGCGGGGCTCGGATGGGAGTCGCATCTTCACAAAAACGGCGTCTATGTTCATTTTCGCGCGGCCGTCGGGGAGCGGACCTGGAGCTCGACTAATGAAAACGACGCGCTCGGAACGGCTCTCTCTCTTTTTCTCTCGACGAGTTTCAGCGGGTCCGGCGCCTGGGACGCTCAACCGGGGAACCCCCCGGTCGGGAGTGCGACCTCGAACGTCGTCGGATGCGGGATGAACCTCTCCGCGGGCCCGTTCTCGAACTACTATTTTTTCGCCGACACCGCGGGCGATAACGTCGCGCTCGTCCTCGAGAAAACCCCCGGTCTGTTCGAATATCTCTTCTGGGGGATCTCGCTCGCGAAGGTCGGGAGCTGGACGGGCGGGATGTACTTCGGAGCGAGCTCGAGCGGCTACTATGCGAGCTCCCGATCAAACCCCTTGAACACTCCAGGGTCGACGGAGACTTCGCCGTGTCCTGGATCTCTCAATGATGCGAACGCATCTCCCGCGGCGTTCGTGTTATGCAACTCCGACTCGTTCACCGGAAAATGGATCGCGATCAGCGACAACGCCGGGGCGAACTTGGGATTCACGGGACGAACCGGAACGAGCTCCGTCGTCGCGTCGGACGGGATTCGAGGCGGAACGACTCCGAGCTCGTCGATCCCGAGATACGCGATCGGTCCCGACACCCTCGGCGCCGATCCTCATCAGTTCCAGTACCAACAGACGAGCCAACTCGACGGCCGCGTGAACTTGCTCCCGGTTTTATGGTGGGTCGGTCGCGACGGCTCGAGCGGATCGACGGGACCGTTCTCGCTGATCGGCTCACTCCCGATGATCTTTTTCTCGAACGGCGTCGGAAACGGATTCGTTCCCGCGGGCGAGTACGCGCTCGGCGCGAGTACTTACAAGATGTTCCCGAACTTCGCGGTCCTCAAGGTCTGAGGCTTTATGAGTGATACCTGGGAGTGTGTTTCGTTCATGCGGTCCGGAGCTCCGGAGTCCCGCGACCTAGTTGAGCCCGACTTGCGAGCTCGTCGGCGCCGAACCCGCAAGCGATAGGAAAAAATGGCGAACTTCACGGGGACCGACTTCACGAATCAACCGCTCGAGCTCTCGCCGAGCGGCCGCTCGGCGGACGTCACGGGCGCGACCCAGGAGCTCACGAGCTGGCCGCTCTCGCTTGCCTCGAGCGCGATCGATGCGTCGTCGGGAACTTCGGAACCCGTCGTCGCGGCCGTTCACTACGCGTTCGCGGGAGTCGTTCAAGAGCTATTCGGCGGGCTGCTTTTCGGGCGAGTGATCGTCATCCCGCGCGTGAGTGCTCTCGGATACGTGATCACCGCGACTCAGTTCGCCGTCGAGGTCTGGAACACGTTTCGCAACTCTCCGAAGACACTCACCGCGATCGCGATCACTGGATCCGGCGGTTTATCGATCGCGGATCCTTACGGGGAACCGCTCGCCTTTGGCGCTCTCGACTCGCGCATCTATCAAGCGACCGTCCCGAGTGCGGGACCCGTGTCAGTCAATCAGGACATCGTCTTTACGTTCCCAGGGATCACGGGAACCGATTGCCTAGTGACCGGCTCGAGAATCACGGTTTTCTCCGTCGCTCCCGATTGGGCGTCGAGCGTGAAAGAGTCGATCTCGTTTCTGACCGACGTTTTCAAAGCGTACAGCGACAACGAACAGCGACGCGCGCTCCGACAGATGCCGAGGCGCGGGCTCAAGTTTCGCGCGACCGCGCTCAATGCGCGCAACGCGGCCGGCATGGAGTCGCTCGTTTGGGGATGGCAATCGCAACCGTACGCGGTCCCCTGGTGGCAGGATGCGACAGGGCTCACCGACGACACGCCGGCGGGCTCGTTCTCGATCCCGTGTGATACGACCGATCGACAGTTTGCGGCCGGCGGGATCGTGATCGTGTGGGTCGACGAGTTCACGTTCGAAGCGCTCACGATCGACGCCGTCGCCTCGGATCATGTCACGACGAGCTCGCCGACTCAGTTCTCATGGTTCGCCGGTCTGTCGACGCTTGTGATGCCGTGTTTTCTCGCGCGGCTCTCGCCGTCGCTAAAAATCGATCGCCTCTGGAGCGGAGCGGACTCGATCGAGCTCGAGTTCACGGGCGAAGCGCAGCAACCGGCGCCGACGCCGACGAACACTCTCCCGATGTTCAAGGGGTTCCCCGTCCTCGAGCAGATGCCGAACTGGGTCTCGGATCTCAACCGAACGTATAACCGCTCGATCGCGATCCTCGATCCGAAGATCGGACCGATCTCGGCCGTCCCGAAAGGACAGACGTCCGTCGTCGAGCAAGAGTTTCCCTGGTATCTCGCGAATCACGCGGCCGTGACGAAGCTCCGCGCGTTTCTCCTCGGACAGTTCGGACAGCTCCGCGACTTCTGGATCCCGACGTGGGATCAAGATCTCGTCCTCGTGAACGACGTCGGCGCGATCGACACCGGGATCACGATCGCGTCCGAGTTCTACTCGCGATTTTTGTTCCCCTCGAAGGCGCGACAGTATCTCGCATTCATCCCGATCGATGGAAGCGGGAACGTCTACGCGCAAGTCACGGCCGCGGCCGATAACGGCGACGGGACCGAGCTGCTCACGCTCGCGGCCGCGACGGGAAAAGCCTTCGCGAAGGCTACGACCCAGATCTCGTTTCTCACCCTCGCGCGGCTCGCGAGCGACGACAGCGAGATCGAATGGTTCTCGAGCGACCTCGCGCAAACCTCGCTCACGTTCCAGGAAGTCCCGACGGAGGTCCCATAAAATGAGTTTCGATTCTCTCGAGAAGTCCCAGGCGTCCGGTATTCCCTGGGAGATCTATCGCTTCGAAACGACGGGCGCGGTTTTTCTGCTCACATCGGCCGACGTCGCGATCGAGTACCTCGGCGACACGTACATCTCGACGACGCTCCGGCGCGAAGAGATGGAAGAGACCGCGGAGGTCGACTCGGGGATGATCAAGGTCTATATCCCGAGCGCGCATCCTCTCGCTCAACTCTTCCTCCCGGGACTTCCGCCGGCTCCAGTCCAGCTCACCGCGTTCGCCGGACACTTCGGCGACACCGAGGTCGTCACGTTCTATGTCGGCTCGGTCGCCTCGAGCTTGTTCACCGACGAGTGTGAGCTCACTTGCCGATCGGACAAGTACATCCTCAATCGCAAAATCCCAAAAGAGCTCTATCAGGGACTTTGTAATCACGTCTTCGGGGATCCAGGATGCGGGATCAATCTCGCGCTCCACACGTACGCCGGCGCCGTGAGCGCGATCGATTCGACTGGAACGCTGATCACCGTTCCCGCGTTCGGCTCGATCCCCGACTCGCTCAAGTCGGGCTATTTCATTCTGGGGAACACGGTCCGCGCGATACTCGCTCACACGGGGGATACGATCCGGCTTATGTCGGGGATCGCGAACCTCACCGTCGGCGCGGCGTGCTCGGCCGTCGCCGGCTGCGCTCACACGTATCCCGCATGCTCCGGCTATAACAACACCCCGAATTTTTTGGGGTTCGACCTGGTCCCGCTAATCAATCCCTTCGATGGGTCGACGAGTCTCTCCTAATGTTCATTCTGATAATGCTCATCGTCATGATCGCGACGACCGTGATCACAATGCTTTTGCGGCCGCGGCAGAACGGACCGCTCGCCTCGTCGCTCGGCGACTTTCAACTTCCGACCGCGACCCAGGGGCGCGCGATCCCGGTCGCGTTCGGGACCGTGAAGATCGGCGGAGGAAATACCGTATGGTGGGGGAACCTCAAAACGATCCCGATCAAACAGAGCTCGGGACTGTTCTCGAAGACGACCGTCGGGTTCAAATATCTTCTCAGCGTCCAGTACGCGCTCTCGCAAGGGGAGATCGACGCGTTTATCTCGCTCGAGTGCGACGGAAGACAAGTCCCGTTTTCCTTCGACGACGGCGCGCGGGATCCGCGACATCTCTTCGTCGATCAAAACTTTTTTTTCGGGGGAACGCCAAACGGACAAGGCGGGCTCCGCGGGAATCTGTACTTCTATCACGGGACGCAAACTCAGAACGGCGATCCGCGCCTCTCGAAATATCAAACCGCGACCGCGTTCCAGGAAGGCGGAGTCCCTCCAGCTTTCACCGGAGTCGGGAACGGCGGGCTCGCGTTCGTTTCCCCAGGGTCCGGAGCTTTGAATGAGACGATCACGATCACCGCGACCAACATCATTTACACGCACGACAGCACGCGACCGTATTTCATGGCGCGCGAGTTCACCGTCGTCGGCTCGATCTCCGGTCTGATCTCCGACTCGCTCGGCAATACTTGCGCGTTTGCGGGATTCGCGTTCGGTTCGTCGAAAATCAATTTCACGATCCAGACGGGCTCGATCGACTTTTCTCCTGGGGACTTCTGGACGATCGGGACGCTCACCGCGCGCAACTCGCCGAACTATCGCGGAATCTCGTACGCCGTCCTGGACACGTTTTATGTCGGGATCTCGGCGTCGCCGCGGCCGTTTCTCTTCGTCGTCCGACGATGTCCGGATCCGCTCGCAATGGGAGCGGGGATCGCGAACATCAACGGGGACGCGAACGGCGCGTTCGCGATCTATGACCTTCTAACAAACGCGCGATACGGGCTCGGAGTACTCCCGGGACGGATCGATCCCGTGTCGTTCTCGAGCGCGGCGACGACTCTCGCGACCGAGGGGCTCGGCGTCTCGATGCTGTTCGACTCGCAGCAAACGGCCGATCAGCTCATCGGGGAGATCCTTCGTCACATCGACGGCGTCGTCTATGTCGATATGGCGACCGGACTCTGGACGCTCAAGCTCGCGCGCGCCGATTACGATCCGACGACGCTCGACGAGATCGACGTCGACGACATCGAGAAAATTCAATTTTCTCGGCCGTCCTGGCTCGAGACTTCGAATCAGGTCTCGCTCTCGTACATCGACCGCTCGCAGGATTTTAACGTTCGGGTCATCAAGGCCGAAGATAACGGGAACATCACGATCACCGCGGAAGTCCGGACCGAGAACCTCACGTTCAACGGGCTCTCGAACGGATCATCGGCCGCGCTCGTCGCCGCGCGATGTCTCATGGGGTTCACTTATCCGATCGCGAAGGTCACGCTCACGGTCAACCGCGCGGCGTGGAGCTGGCGGATCGGCGGAGTGTTCAAACTCACTTGGGTCCCGCTCGGGATCGTGAGCGAAGTCTTCCGGATCATCCGGATCGGCTACGGCGAAGTCTCGGCCGGAAAGATCACGATCGACGCCGTCGAGGACATCTTCGGACTCAATTACACCGTGTACGATCCCCCTCCCGCGTCGGGATGGGTCAATCCGACCGGAGCTCCGACGATGCCCCCATTTGAGCGGCTCGAGGAAGTTCCGCTTCAGCTCGCACCGACCGCGGCGATCTACGCGATGACGCTCGTCGCGCGCGGCGAGGGGACGGATCAAAAATATCTCGTGTATCAACCCGTGAGCGGGACCGACACCGAGACGAACGAGAACACGGGGTTCACTCCGATCGGTCTCCTCCAGGGACCCTATCTCGCCTCGACGCCGGCTCTCGACTCGACGGGGTTCGTCCTCCAGGCGACCGGGATCGATCTCGACGTCCTCGTGAGTACCGGCGCCGGCGGGCTCGTTCTCGGAACAAACCTCGCACTCATCGATGAAGAGTTTGTCTCCTGGGAGACGACGACGCTCAACTCCGACGGAACGATCTCGATCGCTGGAGTTCTCCGCGGCGTCCTGGACACGGTTCCGGCCGATCACGCGTCGGGAGCGATTGTCCTGTTCGTGACGGACGGAATCGGGCTCACTCAACCGGCGCCGTATGGATCCGATCAGACGGTCCAGGCGAAGCTCCTTCCGGAAAACAATGCTGGAACGTTCCCGCTCACTTCGGCGAGCTACGTCTCGGTTACGACGCGGTCCCGTTTCATGCGACCGTATCCCCCGGCAAACATTCGCGAGCAAGGCGCGGCGTACGCGTTCCGCTACACGACGACGCTCGGCGACGTGATCATCTCCTGGAGTTCGCGGAACCGACTCACGCAAGCGGCCGCGGCTGTAATGGTGCATCAGGATCAGAGCGACATCACGGGCGAAGTGGGACAGGTTTTCAAAGTCGTCGTCGTGATCGCGAGCGTGACGATCCGGACCGTGAACCCCGCGACCTCACCGTTCACATACGCCGGCGCCGATCGCATGTCGGACGGCGGACTCGGACCCGTGACGCTCGAGATCTACTCGAACGCGAACGCGCTCGACTGTTTTCAGTTTCAGAGCTTGACGTTCGAGATGACGGGATTCGGTCTCGACTTTGGAAAATTTTTCGGAGGGATACAGGCATGAGCGTAACAAACGGACCTCGGCGCGGACTGATGATCAACGCTCTCACGGGCGACGGTTTCGACTCGAACTTTCGGACTTTCCTCCGCGCGATCGATGCGCTCTTAATGTGCAGCGTCCTCGACAAAACTCTCTCAGCTCCCCCAGGCTCGCCGGCAAACGGCGACGCTCACATCGTCAAACCGACCGGAACGGGCGCATGGGCGGGACACGACAACGCGGTCGCGATCTGGACGACCGACAACCCCGCGGCTCTGTCGGGCGAGTGGGAGTTCTACGCGGCCGCGAACGGGGTCCTCGTCTACAACGTCGCCGACACGACGGTCTATTTCTGGAACGGCTCGGCGTGGACAGGGGTCACGGGCGCGGGAGCTGCATCGCAAGCGGGCGTCGAGCAAAACTCGTACGTGTACGCCGCGGACACCGGCGCGGCGAATGCGTACGTCGTCACGCTCTCCCCGGTTCCGACGATCGTCGCCGGCGCCGAGGTCATCTTCAAAGCGAGCAACGCGAACAGCGGAGCGAGCACGCTCACGGTCAATGGCGGCTCGGCAATCCCGATCAAGAAAAACGGAACGACCGCGCTCGTGACGGGCGACATCACGGCCGGACAGATCATCACGGTCGTTTACGACGGGACGAACTTCCAGATCCAGGGCGGAACCGGCGCCGGCGGCGGGGGATCCTCGACGCTCGCGGGCGACACCG